GATTTTTAATTGTTTCGCATACTCTTCTAATGGCACACCTAATTTTTTAGCAATTGCTACCTGTGATGATGTGAGTCTCACAGTTTGGCGACCAGGTTTAACGCTCCGCGTAGCTGACGCTACAGTTTGAGTAGGTTTAGTCGAGTCCTTTGTTTCAGTATTACCAAATTTATGCGGAAAGTCAAGACGCATTCGTCTATCTATCTCAGCGTAGTAATCGTCTGAATGTGGGTCAAAGCCTTCTTGTTTAGTTAGCTTCTCATGTAAATCAAATGCAGTATACGTCATTGCATTATCTTTACCAAACCAATCGTTGTTATCAGCCCACGCTTCTGCTTTTGGATCAGCAGGTGGTGCTTGAACGGCTTGGTCTAATGTTTTTGGTGCAACTGGTGCTGCTTGTGCTTGTTGTTGGTATCTATTTTTAAGTGTATTAACTTTAGATTCCTCAACACCAATTCTAGCAATTTCTTTTTGAGCATTAACTTCAGCATCAATATCACCAGCTTCTCTTGCTCTTAATAATTGTGCTTTAGCTGACTCAATACCATTTTTTAATTTACCTTCCATAGCATTTACATAGCCAGGTTCAAGTTTAGAAACTTTTTGTTTTAATTGTTCTAATTCAACTTGACCGCCTTTAGCAAATTCTAAAGCAGCTTCTCTTTGTCTTTCTGCTTCACGCCATTTTTTAGTAAGTTTAGAAATTCTTTTTTTAACTCCCTCACTATATTCTTCCAGTTCTTCTTTTGGTTCTTCAGTTTTTTTTTCTAACTTAACTGCTCTTTCGTTTTCAAAAGATTTATCTTCTGCTGGTGCTTTTGGTTCTTCTTTTATTTCTTCAACAATAACTTCTTCTATTGGTGCTTCTGTTACTTTTGTTTCTTCTAATTCAACATCTGCACCGGGTCCCGATGTATCGATGTCAACTAGGTCTTGTTTATTGTTTTCTACGTCTGGCATAGTTTACTCCTTCTATGATTATATATTATGCAACACTGCTTCAGGATCTTTTATAGTTCCTAAAACCTCGTCGTCGTTTAATAGACGAACTTCTCCGCCTTCTATTGGTAATCTTGATCCTGCATATCTTGCAAAAATAACCCAATCACCTTTCTTACACCAAGGTCCTGTTGGAAATTTTTCTTTGTCGTGATAACACAATGGTCCAACCTTTAAAACATAACCACAGTTTGTAGCTATTCTTAATTTTTCTAAAGATTCTTGTGCCATAATTATGCCACCTTTAGTTTTCTCTTTCGGTGTGAAAGGTAAAACTAAAAGCCTGTAACCAGATGGTTCTGGTAACTGGTCCTTTACGTCTTTGATGTTTTCTGGATTTAATGGTTCTTTTTCTTTAACCATTTCTTTTGTTTCTTTGTATTTTTCTTCTAGGGCGTTCCTATGTTTTGGAACTTCCTTCGTTGATGTCGATAACTTTTCCGTGCTCATTTTTTTGCTCCTTTTCTTCTAGCAGGTTAGAGATTTCCTGTAATAGATATTGATATGTTCTTGCTTGTCCTAACATATATTGATATTTTTCCATATTGTCAACACCTCCACTAATCATGGAGTCACCGACTCTTTGTAAGCTGTCTCGCATCATTTTTTGTAGCTTTGATACGACTACTAACGGATCCATCATGTCTATGCTTTTGTTGGTTTGTCTTTTTTGCCATTTACCATAGTTTTTAATACTTTAGCTTGGCCTGCATGTAATTTAGAAGCTTTGTTTAAACCTTTAATTACTTTTTGTATTTTTGCTTTTTTTGTCATATTAACATTTCCATTTTCTAAGTGCTTTAGATAATCTATCGTCACCTGTGTTGTTACTTGGTTTTTGTCTCTTTCTCATACCTTTCATTCTAGCGCAGAATGATTTTTTTCTTGCTCCACCTTCTGGTTGTGGTGCTTGTAAATTAGACCCTGGATTTTCTGCTTCATAAGACTTACGTCCTTTTTCATTCAGTCCACCAGATTTAGATTTACCTTCAGATCTAGTCCACGCAGGAGAACCACCTCTTTTAAGAAGTATTCTACTCATGCCCCTAGACTTTAACATTACGCTTTAGCTGTTTTTGCTGCTTGTTTAAATTGTTTAGCAGTAGGTCTTCCTTTGTCTCCAGCTTTTGCCATAGTCTCACCTGAACCCTCTTTGATTCTTTTTTGCTTTGCGTGAATGTTTGCGTAAAGTCCCCCGCCGCCAGCTTTATTTACTCTGCCACCGTCACGGTAATTTGCTCTTTTACTTCTTCCTTTAATTTCTTTTCCTGGCATTATTTTTTTCCTCCGTTTTTAAATATTTGTGTTCCCTTTATACCATAAATAGATGCTACAACAAGTATCCATAAATTAGTAAACCATTTAGGTAGCTCTGAAAACATATCAAAAAATAGCTTTACTTTGTCCATTGCTGTTGGATCGTCACTTACGACTGCCCAGGCCAGGATTGCTATTGGCAAACTTAAAATTATTAAAACTGCCTCGTCCTTCCAATCTGATTGACGGGCTTCAAGTAGTTTTCCTTGGTAAGCTTCTTTACCTTCAGCCATACGAGATGCATGCATAAGCTGTGCATCTGACATTGCCATTTTAGTTTTCTGTTTATTAGCGTAAATTTTACTTCCAGCTGAAACGGCTAATTTGATTGCACTAAACCACATTATGCACCCACCTTTTTCATAGCTTTGATATGTGACTTGTTAAAAGTTACACCTTTTTTCATATCTTTTTTCATTTGCGCCATATGTTTTGCCGTATGGTGTATTTTATGTTTTGTTAAAGTCTTTTTTTCTTTTTTATCAATCATGTAATTAATTACCCCTATTTTTTAACATAGCTAATTTTTCTCTTGCTTCATTAGCCATTTCTTGTTTTTCAAGAGAAGTATTAGCTCTAAGTTCTGCTAACTCTTCTGTTTGATCCATTTTTTCTGATTGTACGCTTTGATTCATCATTGTTTTCATTTTCTCAAGATTTAATCTGTCTTCAGCGTCTTTTCTTTTCTGTTCGTTGTCTTGTGCTCTGATATCTAACTCTCTTGCTCTTAATTGTGCAATAGGATCATTACCAAAGTCTCCAGTAATCTCTTTTTCTTCCTTCATGTAGTCTTCTGTCATGTCAGCAATCAAAATAGCTTTTCTGGCTTCAATCTTTTGTTGTAGTGGTACCATTTGTTGTTGAATTTGTGGATTCTGTTGCATCATCTGTTGCATTTTTGCAAGTTCTTGCAACTCATCTCTAAATTCTAACTCAATTTGTTCTTGACCCATTAAACTTATGTGCTCCATACAGTTTTTTTGTACCGCAGCACTAACCATGGGTGCATTTCTAGCTAAATTAGTTGCAAGAAAATTTAAATGCGCAGTCATGTGTGCTCTGTGGTCTTGACCTGGGAAAGCTTGGAATGGTTTTGAACCCATTGCTGCAATATGTTCTAACGCCGGATCTAATGGTGCTGGTTGTTCTGGTTTTTTTAAAATTAAATCAATATCTTTAACACCTAAAGCTTCATACATGTTTCTAAACACTTCGTACTGATTATGTAACTCTGGATTAGATGCTGCTAATTGCATTTCTGTTTGTGCAATAGATATTCTTTGTGTTTGAGAAAATATATTAGGATCAGCTACTGGTAAAATATCTACTCTGTCATCAAAGTCAGATTGTTTAATTTGTTTTTGTCCACCAACAACATCGTAAGGATATTCTGGTGGTAAATAAGTTTTAAAGACTCTAGCAAGAATAGTAAATTCTTTTTTCATGGCAGCATACAATCTTTTATGTATCGCTGACATAACTCTAGATCCTCTCTCCAACATGGCTACTGTCGTGCCCACCGCTGCCTGTTGGTTCCCATCTCCTACTTGCATATCGGCAATCGAAGCGAATCGTTGCCCTGCATCTACCACGACACCCATAAGTTGTAATAAAGTAGCTGATGGTTCTTTAAACGGTAATGTCATGAAGGCATCTTTTAGATTTCCTCCTGGAGCATCTACGTCTCTGAACTCACCGGGTTGGATAGATTGTGCTTCATCTCTCATCTTGATACCACGCATTTTAAATCCTGCGGGTAAGTTAGACAAGGTACCAGCATCGAGCAATTGTCTTAATGCTGCTGTTGCTGTTCTTGATAAGCCACCTATCATGTGAGTTAAACCAAAACCGTAAAAACCTAAACCAGGTAAAAATTTAAAATGAACAAAATAATTAATTTTAGTTTTCATTATATCTTCTGCTGCAAAGTTTCTTCTAATGGATAATATTTTTCTTGTACCTTCTTCTAAAGTTACAATGTAAGGAAGTTTAATTCCTGTAGGTGTTTCATCTTCACCTAAATCTTCAAAGCCTTCTAAATCTAAATTAACATGGCACTCTAAAAGCGTAAACATCTTTTGATCTCTACCTCTTTGTGTACCTTCTAATTTTCTTTCAACTTTTTCTGAATCTGTTTCTTCCATGTAAGATGCATCCAATTCCATATCTTTATAGAATCCACCTACTTGTTGTTTTCTTAAATCGTTTTCTGTCATACGCACTTTGTGAATTATAGATTCACAATCATCTAATGATGTTGCTGTGTAAGGTACAACAATGTCATCAGCAGGTACAAATTTAGATACTGCTCTTTGCATAATCTCATCGTAGTAAATTTTTTTAAATGCAGATCCTGCAAGTGGTAAATAAAATAACATTTGATCAAATTCTGCTTCATACTCTTTCATCTCAGACATGATTTGATAATTCATAAAGTCTTTTACTCTTTGTGACTGAGCTTCTTTGTCTGGAGTAGGTACTCCAACAAATTGAGTTCTAACTGGGCCATCTGCTGGCAATAATTCTTTGTATGCTTGTGCTTGGAACTGAGTAACAGCTTCTGCAAGAACTGGGTGAGTTGCACCTGATGCTCCTTTGAAAGGTTCTGTTCTATCATCGTAATTAAAACCTAAAAGTTCTAATCCTTGAGTGTAAGTTTTTTCCCAGTCTTTTCTTGAATTTTTGTAATCCATGTAATTGTCAGAAAGTTCTGAGCCTAATGGATCTAGTACATCGTCTGGTAAATATTCAGCGAGATTCGAGAAATGGTTTTCTCCACCTTCAACGTTAACCTTTGACGGGTCAAAATTTATGTCAACACTACCATCTTCGTTTTCTTGAACGTCAACCGGACCCTTATCATCTTGTGGTCCTGTCTCTTGTTCAAATTCTACTTGTAGTTCTTCCTCACTAGGAATGTTAACTTCTTTTCTTACCTCGTTGGGTAACGACTTGTCTATTTCTGCCATTTATTTTCTCCAGTTTCATTGTCTTAACAGTATTGTAGTTAATATTCAACCCTTGTGGTGTTGGTCCTGATTTAGGTGGTGGGCCACTCTTTTTACCTTTAATCATTTTTGCTTTTTAGATTGTAGTGTTAAATCCATAATTTCATCAAGGTACTCATCTGACATTTCAACATCATAAAAGTTGTCTCTTACAAGATCATCATTACCCATTCTATATAATTCCCCTGCAGAAGGTTTTTTATCACCTTTTTTATAAATTTTAGAATATTCTTTAAAAATATTTGGATTGTCTCCTCCTCCAATTATTTCCTTAGTTTCAACAATGCCTTTACCAAGTTTTTCTCCTTTTTTAGGAGCTTTTACTAAAACGTCTAACTGCATACTTGCACTGGGAGAAATTTTTTCTATTATTCCCGCTGCATCTTCTGTATTCATTATAGCAAAATCTTCCGCTAGTTCTTTTTTATTAACCAAGTTTTGTAATATTTTTTTCCCTTTTAAAGTTAACGGTTCAAGAAAAGTTTCATACGTTGAGGCATCTACATAACTTTCACCATCAAAATCTGCATCTATATTTCCTCTTAACTTAACTTTAAT